CGTTGACAACAGTAAGGTCCGATCCCATATGATCTAGTAACTCAACAACCTTCATAAAACTCCTCCGAATCGACGTAACCCTCGATGTACTGCTTAATTAACTCTACCTCAGACAAAGTATGTATCACTCCGTCTTCGATCATATGAGGGTTAAGTTTACGATTAAAGAATGAATCTTCCTGACCGCACTGAAATGGTGACATATCTTTCATTAGTATAACCTTTCTACATCTGCAGTTGCGTCTGCGTGTTTGTGATCTAACATCCAATCGTTCATTGCTTCTTCTGCTGCTTCATAAGTATCCCAACCAGACTCTATACTACCATCGATAGTGAAAAACCATTTACTTTCTTTCTTAACTTGTTCAATCTGATCACGATAATCATCAGCATTGATAGGATCGTTGATCACCCAGGCTTCCAACTCTTCGATTTCTTGTGTTGCATCTAAATATAACATTTTTTCTCCTTGTTTGTTAACCAGCACATGTATTAGATCAAAAATAAACAATCATGTCAACCCCCCCTAAACTTTTTATTTCAAAAACAAATTCTACCACTATATGTCATACACTTATTTTTAATCGTACCTATTACCCAGGAATATACACTAAACTTACACTCAACACTTGACAAAACTATTCCAGGTTTTTGAGGGTCGTGTGAGCGCAGAGCAATTCAAAAAAATTTACCCGTAAAAACGGTTTTCAGAATCCAAACCTCTTTTTCAGAAAAATTACACAAACCAACAAAATCAAAAATGTGAACAAGTCTGTGGATAACTTTATGCACCAAAATAGTGCATCTAAATGCAAATGAGAATTATTCTCGTTTAGTATGCACCAATATAGTGCGCTATCACGATTTGCGCTAAAACGATTTTAAGAGCTTCTAAGCGACTTAAAATTTAACCATAGTACTACCCCTTATAAACAATTTAAACGGCTTAGAAAGGCTTAAAATGCGTTTAAATTCCAGGTTTTTATGATTGTTTATTATGTTCTTTTAGTGTTACGGGTTTATGACAAACAAAAAAATACCCGCTTAGGCGGGTAAAAGGTTTTCTTCTTTTTTCATTAATCGCCAATAATTTGGCGGCTTATATTTTAGATATTTTTTGATGAAGTCTTGCGCGCTTTGTTCGTTTTCAAATTTAACCGCGCTAAGGTAATTGCCGCGACTTCCTAAAACCTGAATAACATATTCAAAACGCATATAACCCCCAAACCATATAAACAAGAACTCCAACATGGATAAGGCTTAAAAAAACCAATAATAAAATTAAATTTCTCATAGTTAAACACTCCCTTTATTTGCTTCAAAAACGGCTCTAGCAAAACCTCTAGCAGTCGCGCTTCTGATATTTTTGGTCTTGAGTGATTTACCGCCTAACAATCTATGCTGGCGGCTTTGTCCGAAGGTCTCACACTCTACAGGCTTTTTTTCAGGCATGACGAAATTACCGCCACTAGTCCATAAACAAGTTTTTTTGCTGTAGGCGTCACGTGGTGCAATATGGTCCGGATAATTTGGGTGGATTGCTTCAGATTCAGGAATATAACCACCATACTCAAAAGGATGGAAATAATAGTCAGGTTTTCGCCATAGCGTAGCGAGACGGCTTACAGGATTTTCTATTAAATAAGGGACTTCCAACAATGAGCCCAACATAGCGACGGCTTTTGCGTTTTCTGTCGCTTCAATTTGAAAACGTGGGTTCTTTTCTACCTTGCGCTTGAAGTGTGAACTACCACTAACTGCTAAGTCATCGCATGGACACCAGCCAAATAAAAATTTTGTTTTGTAACTATGACGTTTAAGCAATTCAAAAATAAATGGATAGAACACATGGTTTAACCGTGTTTCTGTTTCTTGTAGATCCATTTTAATTTTCGTAATACTTCCGCCACTTTTAAAAATTTCTGTTTGTTCTGTTTCTTCGTGTTGTATGTCATAACAGAAACAAGAATATCCAGCTTCCGCCCACGGTTTAACGGCTTCTGTTGTAAAGTCGTATAAACTTATTATGTGTTTTTTCATTTTGTTACCTTTCGTTTTTTGTGTTTTCAAAAATAAAACCGCGTTCTGTCAACTCTTCTTCGGTGTAATAGCTAGAACAGTCAATACATAACCACCCGTTACAGTATATTTGAAGCGCGCGCTCGTCTTCTAATTGACCGCATAAATCGCATGTAGCACTCATACCGCAAAACCCGCGTTAATTGCTTTTTCTAAATCTTCTTTTGATCCCTTAAATTTAAGACCAACAATTACACCTTTTTTATCTTCGTTTCTTCTGTCGTGTTCATCACCATCAATTACTTCTAAACCTTTATATCGTTTTGGCAATTTATCCTTAAACACTACCGAAACATTAATACCCATAAAAGAAACACGTTTTAAAACTGATTCTTTAGCTTTTTCCGAATCGCTAAACGTGTAGGTAATATTTGGTAAATCGCTATTCTTTAAGATTAAATCTTTTCTTTTCGTGTATTCGATAAAATGCACCATTGGAAAAGCTTCATAAATCATTCTGAAATTTAGATCACTAGTCCCGTTTAACCTTATTTGTAGTTTTTTGTTTTGCTTTGTCGCGCTCGCTAACTCTTTAGCAATTTCACCTTTTAATTGCATTAGATAAAGATCAGGATTGCTATATAGATATTCTGTTCTCTTTAACCTTGCCTCTATAGCATTAGTCATGCGCATACGTCCGGACCTTGTGAGGCATACTTCGCGACACTTGCCAGCAGCCGGACATACCATCGCGCCAAATAGCGTTATACCTTTAGCGTGTTTTATTGGGTCCGGTTTAAAATCCGGTTCTAGATATTGAATCCTCATTAATGTAGTTTCGTTTTGTGACTTGTTAAGTTTTGCGGCTTGTTTTGTTAATAATGTAATCATGACTATTTAACCTTTTTAATGATGTTGTTTTCTAGTGTGACCGTAGCAAAAAATTCTCTACCTATGCCTGTTAAATGGGGTCTATTCGCGCCTGTAATGTTTCCGTTAGCTATGTTTTCATCACCTACCATAATAGAAGTTTCACGATAGCGTAATTTTTCACCAATGGCGTCTTTTAATTCCTTTTTACTTTTATATAAAAATAACATCATGACTATAAACCCTTTATAAAGTTACAAAAATAATGCACGCAAACAGTTATAACAAAAGCTCGTGGTAGAACATAAAATATAAAATCTTTAATCATTGTCTTTACCTTCGCTGTCTAACAACTGAAACTCATCGTGTCTATAAACTAACTGATCATTAGGTGCTTCATATTCTGAATACTCATCCTGAATCACAACTTCATTGGTATCGTAGTGTACTCTCAACACAATACCAACAATGTCCTGACCTATAACCTTTACTCTATCGCCTGCTTCATATCTTTTCATTTTATTTTCCTTTTAATTGTTCTATTGCGTCCATTGCGTCTACAGCGTCAAATAAACTACCAACAGCACCATAGGCGCGGAGACAATACGCCATTTCGTCAGTCGCTTTGCGTTTAACTACATCTATGACAATAGAATCATTCATTAATTCGTTAAGTATTTCGTTATATCTTTTCATTTTATTCCCTTTTAGTTTATGTTGCATTGCGTCATTAATTGCTTTGTTTCTTGCGACAGAGAAATAGTACTATTGTTTTTTTAACCTAGTCAATAAATATAAGTAAATAAATATTTAACTGTTTTATTTATACAACACTAGATAAACGGCTTTAGCTTGTCTCTATTGTGTCTCTATAGCTTCTCTGTTGTGTCTCTATAGCTTCTCTATTGTGTCTCTATAGCTTCTCTATTGTGTCTCTATAGGCTGCCGCGCAGTCATTCTTTTTTACTATATGAAATTGTGGATAACTTGTGGACACTTTGTGGATAACTTCCCAGGCACCAAAGTAGTGCATCCCTAGACTTTTTGCACCAACATAGTGCGCGCTGAATACGAATCATTCTCATTAGCATTTACATGCACCAAAATAGTGCTGTGGATACTTTGTGGATAACTTCGTAGCCTGTGGACAGATTGTGGATAACTTTGCACCTGGGGGGAGGGTCCAGGGCGGCTGGTGAGTTTAATTTAGTACCTTAACAGACACAAAAAAGAGTAAAATAGGATAAATACTACATAAATTGACTAATATTTAAGCAGTAGTTATAGTTTTAGAATCAATACTTTACGTTAAGAACAAAAAAGAGCTAAATAGAAGTGTGAAATAGACATTTAGAACTAGTAAGAAGAGGTTCCCTACTAAAAAATGCTTGACAAACTTACAAAAGTATGCTATAATATCGTCTCTATGTAAAACTAAGAGAACTTGTGGACAAAAACCACCATCACGATATGTCTTAAACCTACATAGATATTAATAAACTAAATAAGGATTAACATGCCATATAAAAAAATGAAAGGCTTAGGTCAAGTATCTAAAAAAGAACTAACAGGACTAGGTCAAGTATCTAAAAAAGAACTAGAGATGTTAAAAAAAGCTAAACCTAGAATAGCTCGTAAACCTAAGACAAATAAAGGTTTGGGTCAAATATCCGCACAAGAAATGAAAATGATAAGAAAATATAGAATGAACATGAACAAAAAACCAAAGTAAAAAGGATAAACATTTGTCTGATGAAGATAATGTCCCTAAGAAAAGGGGTCGCGGAAGACCTAAAAAGACAGAAGTAGAAGCAAAAAAGAAAAGAGGTGTTGTCGGTAGACCACCAGGCGAAGCCGCGAGAATTAAAGAGTTCCATGCGCGGCTGTTAGCCACAAGCGGTGAGACGGTAATTAATACTATCATTAGTAAAGCACTTAATGATGATGATAAAGACCAAGTTGCTTGCTTAAAGATGTGTATTGATCGTGTGCTGCCAATGTCCTACTTTGAGAAAGGTAAAGACGCAGGTAGAGGTAGTGTTAACATACAAATATCAATGGTTGGTGATAAGAAAGCTGAAGTAATAGAAGAGCCACAAGATATTGAATACGAGACTGTAGATGTCAGACCTGAAGATTAGTTTACTACCCTGGCAGCAGGAGGTCTGGACAGATGAGTCTAGGTTTAAGGTTATAGCTGCTGGTCGTAGGACAGGTAAGAGTATGTTAGCAGCGTGGAGACTTATAGTGTCTGCGTTAGAAGCTAAGAAGGGTCATGTGTGGTATGTAGCCCCTACGCAACAGCAAGCTAGGGACATTATGTGGCAACAGTTACTGGAGTTAGGACACCCAGTGATAGCAAGTAGCCATATAAACAATATGCAGGTCACGTTAATTAACGGTTCGATGATATCGTTAAAGGGAGCAGACAGACCAGAGACGATGCGGGGTGTAGCTTTAAAGTTTGTTGTACTCGATGAGTATGCAGATATTAAACCTACAGTATTTGAGCAGATTCTTAGACCAGCGTTAGCTGACTTGAAGGGTCAATGTATATTTATTGGTACACCGAAGGGACGTAATCACTTCTATGATACCTACAAGATGGGACAGAGTAAGAAACCAGAAACTAAAGACTGGAAGTCCTGGCACTTTACTAGTTTTGATAACCCACTGTTAGACGAGGAAGAGATTAATGTAGCAAAGAACACCATGTCTACGTTTGCATACAGGCAGGAGTTCATGGCTAGTTTTGAAGCACCACAGTCAGACATATTTAAAGAAGACTGGGTGGTAGTAAAGGATAAAGACGATGAGCCAGAGCACGGTACTTACTACATGGCTGTGGACTTGGCAGGTTTTGAGAACGTGTCTAAGCAAGCCAGTAACAAGAAGAAGTACTTAGACCAAACGTCTATAGCTATTGTCAAAGTAGGTGATGACAATAAGTGGTGGGTAGACAAGGTTGACGCAGGAAGGTGGGACATTAAAGAGGTATGCGAGAGAATCTTAAATCATGTCCAATTATACGACATTCAAGTAATTGGAATAGAAAAAGGTTCTTTAATGAGAGCAGTATTACCTTACTTAACAGAGATGATGTTAAAGCAAGGTGTATACCCCAGAATAGAAGAAATAGCGTTAGGCAATAAAAGTAAAGTAGACAGAGTTGTAGGTGCGTTGCAAGGTAGGTTTGAACACAGGCAGGTAGAACTCTGTGATGGAGAATGGGTAAGAGAGTTTAAAGAAGAATTACTTAATTTTCCTACAACTGGTGTGCATGATGACATGGTTGACTCAGTTAGTTTAATAGCAAGTATAGCAAATGCAGCAGTTTACTTTGAAGATGATTTTGATGAAGATTACGAACCCTTAGACATTATATCAGGATATTAATATGGATAAAAACGTACCTGAATTTATAGATAGGATAAACAATCCACAAAAGTACTCTTACATTCAAAACAAAGATGGTACGTTTTCTACGCATAAGATGGCTAATACCGAAGTAAACGGAAAGTTTATTGCTTTTCCTATGATTCAGTTCATGCCTTTTAGTAATGAACTATATGAATTTAAAGATTTTAGAAATGCTGCAGACCTTGCTTTGCGTACAGGAAACTATAAAGAGTTTAAGACAGATACTGAAGCATTAAATTATGCAAAGAATTATAAAAAAGGTACTCCACTAGAAAAATTTAAACCAGGAAAATAATATGGCTGAACAGTATAGTATGGACACAGAATTCACTACCGAGGAAGAAGAAGTAGTCACTCAAAGTGATAAGGAGTTAGTAGCTTTCGTGGTTGACCACTGTGACAAGTGGAGAGACTGGAGAGACTCTAACTATGAAACCAAGTGGGATGAATATGAAAGGATATATTATGGAGTTTGGAGCGCGGAAGATCGTACAAGAGACAGTGAGCGTAGTAAAATCATTAGTCCTGCTACCCGTCAAGCTGTTGATAACAGGGTTGCGGAAACTATGGAAGGCTTTGCTGGATCCGGAAAACTGTTTGAAGTAACTGACGATGGTTTAGATCAGGATAGAACTGATGTTGAGGTAATGCAAGGTCTTCTGTTAGAAGACACACACAACAACGCATACATTAATAACGTCAGTTCTATTGTTAAACTAGCAGAGATATACGGTACGGGTATAGGTGAAGTTTTAGTTAAGACTGAAATGGAGCGTATTCCAACAACACAGCCTATGCTTGGGGAGGGTATGGCTGCTGTTGGCGTTACCGAGCAAGAAAAAGTTGTAGTAAAAGTCAAGCCTGTCAATCCTAGAAACTTACTAATTGATCCTAATGCTGACGCTATTGATGACTCAATGGGTGTTGCGGTAGAAGAATATGTCAGTTTGTATCAGATTGTTCAGGGAATGGAGTCAGGTGTTTATCGTAAGGCAGATATACAAACAACTTACGAAAGTGATGACTTAGATCCTAGCCATCTTGAAAAAACTGATTATCAAGACGATAAGGTTAAAATTATTCGTTACTACGGACTTGTACCTGCTGAGTATTTAGATGACATAGAAAATGAAGGCGATGAAGTAGTAGAATTGTTCCCAGAAAATTCTGAAGAAGCTAAACTATCTGGTCTTGTTGAAGCAATTGTTATTATTGCAAACGATGGTACTCTTTTAAAAGCAGAGAAGTCTCCTTACATGATGGAAGACAGACCCATTATTGCATATAGACCGGAGGTTCAACCAGGGCTTTTCTACGGTGTTGGAACAGTTGAGAAGGGGTACAACATGCAAAAAGCTATTGATGCCCAGCTACGTAGTCATATGGACTCCCTAGCACTAACTACTGCGCCTATGATGGGTATTGATGCAACAAGATTACCGAGAGGTATGAAGTTCGAAGTTAGACCTGGTAAAAACATCCTAACTAATGGAAACCCTGCAGAAATCTTACAACCGTTTAAGTTCGGGAGTACGGATGCTTCTAACTATGAAACAGCAAAAGGTTTTGAAGCAATGCTGCTGCAAGCAACAGGCACACTAGACTCGGCAGAGTTGGTCAAGAGTGCAGCAGGTGGAGGAGGACAGAATAACGGTATGGGTATGTCGTTAGCTATGTCTGCTATTGTCAAGAAAAATAGAGTGGCAATGGCATCGTTTCAGGATGACTTCATCATACCAATGGTTAAGAAGGTTGCGTATCGTTATATGCAGTTTGATCCTGACCGTTACCCAATGCAAGACTTTAAGTTTACTACGTTCTCTTCTATTGGTGCTATTGCCAAAGAACACGAACAACAACAGCTTATTGGTTTGATGCAAACGCTTGGACCTAACTCACCTATTGTTCCTATAATACTAAGAAGTATTATTGCTACTTCTAGTTTAGTTAACAAAGAACAGTTAATGGTTCAGTTAGATCAGATGTCACAACCTGATCCACAGGCTCAAGAGATGCAAGCACAACAAGCTCAGTTACAGATGGGTCTAGTACAGGCTCAGGCTAATGAGTTAAATGCTAGAGCACAAGAGTCTGCTGCTGACGCACAAGAAGCACAAGCTAGAGCGCAGAAACTAACAATAGAATCTTCTTTGTTAGATGAAAAAATAAAATCAGACATTATAAGAAACCTTTCGGCTAACATTTCATCGTCTTCGGATGATCAAGAATTTGAAAAAAGAGCTAGAATTGCTGATTTAATGCTTAAAGAAAAAGATATTGATACAAAAGAAAGAATAGTAGATAAGCAGATGGCTGAAAAAAGAATGACGCAATAAATAATACTTGACTTTTTATTAAAAGTATGTTATAATAACTTACAGTGTAAATGAGAATACTTCTCATTATCATTCTTATTAACATTAATAGGAGAACTCCGTTTTGGACAAAGAACTCCAAGAGTATTACGAAGCAAGATTTGACATGATGTCAACGAAGGGCTACAAAGACTTATTGACTGATGTTGAAGTAATGATTGAAGAAAGAAACAATCTAATGGCTACGCAAAGCCTTGAAGATTTAAACTTTCGTAAAGGACAGCTAGACGTTCTACATTGGATTAGAACTCTCAAAAAACTTTCTGAAGAATCTTGGGAGCAACTAAACAATGAGTAAAAGGATGTTTGAATTTAGGTGTGCTGAAGGGCATACCACAGAAAGTTACGTTGACGAAAAGGTAAATACTATTAAGTGTCCTGTTTGTCAACTAATAGCACTTCGTGTTATCTCAGCACCTCGTATTGCACTAGAGGGAATCACTGGTGATTTTCCTACTGCTGCAGATGCTTGGGCTAGGAAGCACGAAGAAGCAACAAGAATCGCCAACAAGCGCAATGAGGGTTAGCGTCTGGTGATATTTTTTAATTCCTAAAATCACAAGCGTGACAGGAGACTATATGGCTAAATTTGAAGAACCGTTTGAAGAGGACATTGAGTTTAATAATGTTGATGAGTTAGAACAAGAACAAAAGGAACCAGAAGCAGTAGAAGAACCTGCTGTCGAGGAAAAACCTGAAGTTGATGTACCTAACAAGTATCAAGGCAAGTCTGTTGAAGACATTGTTAAGATGCACCAAGAAGCTGAAAAGTTAATTGGTAAACAGGCTCAAGAAGTTGGCGAAGTTAGAAGACTAGCTGACGAACTTTTAAAACGAGAACTCTCACAAAAACAAGCCGTTGAAACCCCACCAGAAGAAGTAGATTTTTCTCAACGATTATATGAAGACCCTGAAGCTGCAATCAATGAAGCTGTAAGTAAACATCCTGCTGTTACACAGGCACAGCAACAAGCTGCGTCTTATAAGCAACAGCAAGTTGCCCAAAAATTGAGATCAGAGTTTTCTAATTTTGACGAAGTAATACAGAATCCTGAGTTTTTTGAATGGATTAAAGCATCTCCGGTACGTACTAAGCTGTATGCCGAAGCTGATGGGAATTATGATTATGATTCTGCATTAGAGCTTTTATCTACTTGGAACATAATAAACCCAAGTAGTCCTAAAAAACCTTCTGATCCTGCTTTAGTTGCTGAGTCAAGAAAAGAAAATAATAACAATTTAAAGGCTGCTACAGTAGACACTGGTTCATCTGCACCGACTTCACGAAAAACTTATCGAAGGGCTGATCTAATTAACTTACGTTTACGTGATCCACAGCGTTACGAAGCTATGTCAGATGAAATTATGGCTGCCTATGCGGAGGGACGTGTTAAATAATTAAAAGGAAATAAAAAATGCCACTAGGTACTAATAATGTAACAACCACAACCGCAGCGAAGTTTATCCCTGAAATTTGGAGTGATGAAATTGTTGCAGCATACAAAGAAAATCTTGTCGCTGCTAACTTGTTCTCCAAGATGTCTTTTAAAGGCAAAAAAGGTGATGTGCTTCACATTCCTAAACCAACTCGTGGTGCAGCGTCTGCAAAGGCAGCATCAACTCAGGTAACGCTTATTGCTGCAACTGAGAACGAGGTTTTGGTCAACATCAACAAGCACTACGAGTACTCACGTTTGATTGAGGACATCGTTGAGACACAGGCACTTAGTTCTCTACGAAAGTTCTACACTGATGACGCTGGTCATGCTATTGCTAAACAAGTAGATACTGACTTGATTCAGCTAGGTCGTACTGCTGGCTCAGGCACTGCGTACTCTACAGCAAACGCAACTACTAACGCTTTCCTCGGTTCTAACGGAACTACTGTCTATAACTCTTCATCTTCTAATGCGGCTGCATTGGCTGATGCTGGTATTAGACGTACTATCCAACGACTCGATGATGCTGATGTTCCTATGTCAGATCGTTTTTTAATTGTTCCACCTTCAACAAGAAACACCTTAATGGGTATTGCTCGCTTTACTGAGCAGTCTTTTGTTGGTGAGCAAGGTTCAGATAACACGATCCGCAATGGTATGATTGGTGATGTCTATGGCGTAAAAGTCTTTGTCACAACCAATGCTGACTCAGGTGCTGGTAGTTCTGGTGCTGACCGTATTTGTCTCATGGCTCATAAAGATGCTTTCTGTCTTGCGGAGCAGATGGGTGTACGTTCACAGACCCAGTACAAGCAAGAGTGGCTTGCAACGTTGTTTACATCAGATATGCTTTACGGTGTAGCTGAGTTGCGTGACGATGCTGCTGTAGCTCTCGCTGTTCCTGCTTAATTAAGTAGGTATTATCTCCCCAGGCTCACAAGGCTTGGGGAGTTTTATTATTGTCGTTCATCCATTAGGACGGAAGTAGGGAAACCGAAGGAACGCATCTTTCTTTAAAAGAGGAGGGTGTTATGTCTTGGACAGACTACTGCCGTAAACGTGAGATAGACAACTACAAAAAGCAACAACTACTTAAATTACGACAAAGGAAACACTATGTGGACTAAACCTGAATACACTGAGATGAGATTTGGTTTTGAAGTTACGATGTACATTGCAACTAAGTAAGGACGTATAATGGCTATATTTAGAGGGGCTGGAGGATCAGGAGATGCTACAACAGACGCTGCTAATCAAGCCTCCGTAGCCTCTAATAAAGCAGCAGAAGCTGCTAGTTCAGCAACAGCAGCAGCAGGTTCAGCTACAACCGCAGCAACATCAGCAACAGCATCTTCAGCATCTGCTACAGCATCCGCAAGTTCTGCTACAAGTGCTGCATCTTCTGCAACATCTGCAACTAGTTCTGCAACGGCTGCTGCAGCTTCTTATGATGATTTTGATGACAGGTACTTAGGTCCTAAGTCATCTAACCCAGCTACTGATAACGACGGTGACACGTTAGTTGTTGGTGCATTATATTTTAATACAACCACTAACATCATGATGACCTACACAGGGTCTGCGTGGCAATCTATTGCTACAGGTGGTACTGGTTTACTAGCATCTAATAACTTATCTGATGTTCAAAGTGCAAGCACATCAAGAACTAATCTTGGTGTTGCTATAGGCTCTGACGTACAAGCATTCTCATCTGTTCTTGCAGGTACAACTGCATCTTACACAACTGCTGAAAAAACTAAACTATCAGGTATTGAGACTGCTGCAACAGCAGATCAGACCGGAGCGCAGATTAAGACTGCTTATGAGGCAGAGACTAATGCGTTTACTGATGCACAATTTACTAAACTTGCAGGTATAGAAGCATCAGCTACTGCAGATCAAAGTGCTGCAGAAATTAAAACAGCATACGAAAGTAATGCAGACACTAACGCATTTACTGACGCAGACCACACAAAGCTAGACGGTATAGAAGCATCGGCTACCGCAGATCAAACAGGCGCGCAAATTAAGACTGCTTATGAAGCAGAAACTAATGCCTTTACCGACGCACAGTTTACTAAACTAGCAGGTATAGAGTCCAGTGCTGATGTAACAGATGCAACTAATGTTACTGCTGCTGGTGCGTTGATGGACAGTGAGGTTACTAACCTAGCACAAGTTAAAGCATTTGACTCATCAGACTACGCTGCTGCTGGTAGTGTCACTGGTAAGAATAAGATTATCAACGGTAACTTCTTAATTAATCAACGAGAGGTTTCAGGTACTGTTACGTTGGCT